TGAAGATACAATAGAGTTTATTGAAGATTATAGGAAAGATTTAGCTAAAAGTGGGAAAATTAGAGGTAATAGTAAAAGATTAAAATTTATTGAAAGTTTGAGCGAAGTATCCGAATGTTGTTTACAGAATGTTAAAAAATATACTGAAACTAATGTAAAGTTGAATAAAGATTATAAGGAACTTATAGGTTTTATTCTTGAGATTATGACATCATATCTTCAGGGGGAAAGATTTAGGGAATCCGTAATTGTCTTGAATTTTATGTCTGAAGATAATTTTATTTTATTTTTTGAATCTCAAGGGAAAGATAAAGAGTACATTTGCGACGTTATAGACTTTTTAATTGAGGATCTGTCATATAAAAACGTTACGTTAACGAAATTTTTAGCTCTTAAATTATATGGATATTTCATTCCTTTATTGAGGGGAAGTATGTTCGATCCTTACCAAAATCCTCCTAACTTTGAGAAAAATTCTAATAAATCTGGAGAAATTTCTTGGGATCTTCCTCCAGGCTTTATTGACATCAAATGCAGTTCTAAAGAAGAATAAGTAAAGTGTTGTGAATCTATGGAAAAAATGAAGATGGAATTTTTCTACCCTGATTATGAAAAGAAAAAGGAATAATTTATGTTAAGTGAAAGTGAAAAACAAGAGCTTGTTGAGTTAGATTCTAAAAAACGATATGGACTAAGAATGGGACACCTTTCCCCTGAGTTTATGAATAATTTAAAAGAGGTTTCTGAATTGCATAGAAAATTATGTATAAAGGAGTCCAATTTCGAAAGTAATTTTGCAGTCCGGGTTTCAGATGGTATGTCTGATTCTTATAAGAAATACAAAGAATCTCTAGAGTTTGATAAGGTTATTAAGGATTTACTTATATTTAAGATAAATGATGCAGAGGTTGAATATTTTAAAGGTATTATTATGTGTGAGCTTAAGCATAACAGTGATATAGAGGACAATGAAGATGAGTGATGTAGAAAAGCCTGAGGGCTATGTTACAGGTAGACCAACTAAGTACAGGACTGAGTTTTGTGAACAAGTTATTGAATGGATGGCTCAGGGTAAATCTAAAGAATATCTTGCTGCAGTATTTAAAGTTAATATCGATACAATCTATGAATGGGATAAAGTGCATAAAGAGTTTTCCGATGCAATCGGCATAGGTACGGCTCTATCTTTTGCTTGGTGGCAGGATATGGGTCAAGAAAACCTCAAAGAGAAGAATTTTAAAGATGGTTGTTGGGCTAAGCAAATGTCTATCAGGTTCAGGAAGTATTGGAGAGACGTCAAAGAGGTGAGTGTTAATTCTCATGACGACTTTATCAAGAGTTTTACAGCAGGTCTTTATGATAAGGATGAAGAATGATGCATATATTTGAAATAATTTCTGGACTTGTAGTAGGTGTAATTATTGGACAATTTCTATTTTTATATTTTGATTGATTACTTGGAGGATGATGAATGAATATTCATATATTAAGTGCTTTTGTGTTTGTTATGGTGATAGTTTTTTTATGTTTTTTGATAAGGTTGAGAATTCTAGTTAATACTAATAATAGAATTGCGCATCTTGAGTTTAAAGTTGCCTGTCAATATTCAAAAAAATATTCAGATGAACTGTGTAGTGAATTAGGCTGTCGTCTTGAAGCTTTAATAATAAATCTTATAATGGATTCTAAAAAAGAACATGATAACTTTCTAAAAAAGTCAGGAAAGATAAAGAATGATTTGTGAAGAGACTCACGTTCAAATAGGGAGCGAATGGTTTAAGAAAACTGGCAATAAGTGTAAGCATGGAAAGGATCTTGTTTATGGTGATGATCCTAAGTTTATTAATGATGATTTAACAATTTATTCATATCTTAGATATTGTCCTGAATGCGAAAGAGAAGCTAATGAGGATGAAGATTTTAAATATATAACCATTGATATTTCAATGGATGACACTCATGATGATGTTCTAGAAAAAATAAAAGAATCTATACCTGATAAATATAAAATTGAAAGACCCTAAGCACACTCACGTATTACATGATGGTGAGTGGTGCGAGAAGACCGGTGATCAGTGTGATCATGGGCTTGATTGGCTATTCTATAATGACTCATATATAAAGTTTTCTAGGTTCACTACTTGTGAAGAATGTATTATACAATTAGCATATTAGTAGGTTTACTTTAATTAACCTTCGATGTATATTTACACCTTAGCTACTGGGTTTCATCCTCGTTTAGGTTCTAGCTAAGAACTTCCTGGTAGCTATTTTTAATATAATTTTTTATTAATCATTAGGAGTAATAATGACGGTCGATACTTTGGGCTTTATTTTTTTATTTGCAGCTATTTTTTTTATTTTTATGATCTATGCTCTATATATAAAAATTTGTGATGATACTAAGTTGTCTGGATCTAGAATTTATAAAATTGAAGGGACGCTAGGAGAGAGAATAAGACAACATTATAACTGTTCTTTTAAAAATGCACTCGAGACTTCTAGAAGACTACAGTCTATTGAAAAAGATATAGAGATTATTCTTGGTAAATTAAAATACTTATGAAGTATTCATTTATAAGTGAAGAATTATCTATTAAAGATGGGGTTGTTGAGGTTAAATCATGTTTGAGAATATTCTAGCGATACTTTTTATGTTATTTTGCATAACGATCTTAGTTATGTTGTGGCTCATATGCGGAGTTGCATTATACTGTTTAGCCCGATACTTTAATTAGGATGAGATTATGACTCTTACAATTTTAATGTGGATATTAATCATATTGCTTTTCCCTGCCGCTTTAGCTGCCATTGCTGGATTTATACTAACTATTGTATTTTATGGTCTTGGTGTAAGTTGTTTGACAGATAGTTACAAAAGGTTAGTTAATATGGATTATGCTAAATATAAGATGATAAGAGTATACGATATCAACACTGATGATGAGACTGATGATGATTTTTCTTTTTGTGGTACTGATAGGAGCAATTTTCTTATTATTAATAATTTTTTTGTTTTACCGGATAAAATCACGAGTGAATATTTAAGTAAACTTGATAAAAGGTTTAAGTATAATTTTCAAGATATTAAGGTTGAAAAATCAAGAGATTTTATAATTTTGAGTGAGGGAGAGGGCTGTCCAACGTATGTTGTTGTCTATATAGATGAACTTGACCCTCACCAGTTAACATAGTTTGACTTTAGTTAACAAAAGTTATATATTATATATATCCATCAGGGTATAGTTTTAAAATTAACAATTTAACTTAACATGTCAGTTGCTCTGGTGGATAACTAAATTGGAGTTCATATGAGTAAACATAAACTTTATTACAAATGCGAAGAGTGAAATGTTCAGTGACTATAAAAGTTGCCCTAGATTCATGGTTATTGACCTGACAAAACAAAAGGATAATTATTATGTTTAAAATTTTAGAAGAAATTAGTCGGTTTAGGTCATGTCAGGATGATATAAACGAGAAATACAAATTTATGGGTACCTCAGAATATAAAGATTCTTTAGGATCTATTAGTCAATCAGATTCTAGTAATTGCTTTGAAGGTTACATTAATATGTCGCTTGGTAATACTAATAATATTTACGATGATTTAAGAAAAGAGAGGACAGAGAGTTTTAAAAGAAAAATAGAGCATGATAGACATGAAGATTTAATGAAAAGGCTTGATAAGCTAATAGAACTTTTAGGAAATAATGATAAATGAATTGGATATTTCAGGAGATGGTGATAAATGAATAATATTTTCATTAAAAATTTTAATGAATACGGACATACTGTTGATGATTTTGTAATACCATACAATAAATATTGCGGTCTATTCTCTGACGACGTTGGTGGAATTGATACGGTAACTATAATATTAGAAAATTATCCAATTAAGTGCATAATTTTCTCTGAAAAGAATTGCGATGATTTTACTTATATCCTTAAAAGTAAAAAAGATGACGAGTCAGTCTTAGAAGGTGTTGAGTTTCATAATTACAAATGTACGGTGATTTTTAGTTAGAAAAGGTTAGTAAGTTGAATTTTAATAAATGGAGAAAAATAAATGAAAATTTTAATAGAAGATGACCTTGAAGAGATGTCTATTATTGATTGGGATAAAATTAACTCTTTGTCTGTTACCATAGATGATGACAATGGCCTTTATACCTTAGTATTTAATAATGGTGCAAGTTTGCGTACTATTGTTGGTTGTTTTAACACTAGAGAAAGTGCAAATAAATGCCTTAAAGGAATTTGGGATAAGGTAGAAGAATGTTAATTAATGTTTTTTAACAACACTGATGCGCTGGAATAGCTCAACTGGTAGAGCAACTGCCTTGTAAGCAGTAGGTTGTGAGTTCAAGTCTTACTTCCAGCACCAATTTAAATAGAAGAAAATTTAATGTTTGAGCCAAAATATGAATCTTGGAAATTTCCAAACGGAGAGATAGGTATAAAATTACTTAGCTTTAAGAAATGCGGAACAATGCTATTAAGGTGGACAAAAGATTCTGATATTTTCGAATGGATGTGTTTGATTGATGCATATATTACTCATAATCCATCGTGGACAAGAATTATTCGAAGTCCCTACCTTCCGTATTCACGCCAAGATAAAATACATCATATTGGCGAATGTGTAACCTTAAGTATTTTTCTAGATTTTTGTGAAAAAAGAAATGTTAAAATATCATCTTATGATATTCATAATGATTTCAGTCAAAATTCTTATAGCGTGCTTGAAGACATTCTCTTACCTATGCATATTCAAAATAAAGTTATATGTCCTGATGTTTGGTGTTTTCCTGATATAAATGCATCTAAGCATGGGGCATATATTAATTATAAAAATTTCAACCATGGTATTGGATCATTTCTTAATTCAGAAGGGATGGAGGGTTTTTGTGAATCAGAAAATATTTTGTTTGATAAAAAGCGTACAGACTCTGGAGTTGAATTGACTCCATGCGAAGGTTTTGAAGATGCTCTCGGTAAGGTTGAAGGAAAGGTTGTTTTAATAAATGATGATATTTGTGATGGAGGTGCAACATTTATTGAAGCCTCTAGAATTTTAAAAGAAAACGGCGCATCAGTTGTTAACTTGTTTGTTACTCATGGAATTTTCTCTAAAGGATTAGATGTTTTTGAGCACATTGATTCGATCGGGACAACGGATTCATTGCCTCAACAAGATCATCCAAAGTTAACTGTTTTAAAATTATTTTCAGATGAGGAAATTGAATGAATACTTTATTACTTACAGATGTTTATAAGATGGGCCATATGGAGCAATATCCACAAGGTACTACAGAAATATACTCGTATTTGCATACTAGATCTGACAGAAAATATAAAAAAATAGTTATATTTGGACTTCAAGGCCTGATAAAAAAATACCTATTGTCGACAGTGACGATGGCAGATTGCGAAGAATTTATTAAATACAGAGCACAGATGCTAGGACCATGTCCTGAATCAGTTAAGGAGAAGATATATTCTTTAGGAAAGCTCGGGTATTGGCCTGTAAAAATAAAGGCTCTTAAAGAAGGTTCTGTTGTTGATGCTAAAACAGTTGTTTTGACAATTGTAAACACACATCCAGATTTTTATTGGTGCGTAGGATTTTTAGAATCTATGTTACTTCATTTATGGAATCCAATTACCGTGGCTTCAGCTAGTTTTAAATACAAAAACATTGTAAGAAAATACGCTCTTACAACCTGTGACAGTAGATCTCACCTTCCTTATTCTGTTCATGATTTTGGATATCGAGGCGTTTCTTCAAATGAAACGGCTATGATAAGTGGAGCAGCTCACCTTGTTAATTTTGTGGGTACTGATACGGTTGTTGCGTTGAAGTATATAAATGATTTTTACTCTGATGGTTTAGAAGATGATTACTTAATAGGCTGCTCTGTTCCAGCATCTGAGCACAGTGTTATGGCAAGCTTCGGAAGGGACGGAGAGATTAAGGCGTTTCGCAGTATGTTATCTAATTACCCTACTGGAATAGTCAGCATAGTCGCTGATACATATGATATTTTTAATACTGTTTCTGTTATTGCCAGAGAATTAAAAGATGAGATATTATCACGTGATGGGAAGGTTGTTTTTAGGCCTGATAGTGGAAACCCAAATGATATTTTAAATGGAACTGAAGATCAGAAAGGTGTGTTTGAACTTTTGTCTGAAGTTTTTGGTTACAGTTTAAACTCACATGGATGTAAGGTTCTAAATGAGAAGATTGGGGTTATATATGGAGATGGAATGACTCTTGATAATTTTGAGAATATTCTTGAGACTATGTATAAAAAAGGATGGGCTTCTAGCAATTTGACAATAGGAGTTGGTGGATTATTGCTTCAGTCACATAGCAGAGATGACCTTGGATTTTCATTCAAGGCTACTAGAGCAAAAATAAATGGGTCTTATATAAATATATACAAAGATCCAATAACTGATCCTAATAAAAAGTCATTGACTGGATTGATAAGTATTAATGATGGGGTTGTTAAAGATAAATGTACCGAGACAGAAGAGGAAAGTGGAGACTTGAAGACTGTATTTTGTGATGGGAAGCTTCTAGAAAATATAAATATTAAAGATATAAGGATGTCTACCACAAAATGATTAGTTTTATGATATTTACATTGTGCATTGCAATAGTTGTTGGAGTTGTAACATTGTATTGGTATGATAGATGGGGAAGGCATGGTGATTAATGACAAAGAAGATATGATAATGATGTTCTTATTCTTTGGAGTGCTGATTGCATTTATTGTTGGGTCTGTGTTGTGGTTTAAGGTTTTATAATATGATTACAGATAATGAAAATATTAAATCAATACTTGTATATTTATCCATCTTCAATAGAATTCACTAAAAATAAATAGTAAGGAACCAAGATCATAGCAATGGACCAGGAAGAGATTAATTTAAGAAAACGGTTTATGGTAGATTTTCCTTTCTACGCTGCTAACTGTTTAATGGTAAGACCTAAAATTGGTGGTATTTCTAAATTTGTTCTTAATAAAGTCCAATTGCATATCCATAATATAATGGAAAATCAGAAAGGTAAAACTGGGAAGGTTAGGGTTATAATTGTTAAGGGTAGGCAACAAGGATGTTCCACCTTATTACAGGGTAGAATGTACTGGAAAGTAACTCACCATACAGGAACTAGAGCATTTATTCTTACTAACACCGGAGATGCCACAAAGGATCTGTTCAGTATGGGTGAGCGTTTTCTAGATAACTGTCCAAAAGAATTAAAGCCTGATGTTGATAAAAGTAATTCTAAAGAGCTTATTTTTGGTACCTTAGATTCTGGTTACAAAGTTGGAACAGCTGGTAATAGCTCCGTTGGACGTGGACAGACCATTCAATTTCTTCATGGATCAGAGTTAGCTTATTGGAAAAATGCAGGTGAGCATGCTCGTGGTATCTTTCAGGCTGTTCCAAATGCACCTGGTACTGAGATATACCTAGAGTCTACTGCCCATGGAATGGGTGATTTTTTTCATGATCAATGGCAGCTGGCTATTAATGGAGAATCTGAGTTTATTCCAATCTTCATACCCTGGTTTTGGCAAGATGAGTATGTTTCCGAACCATCAGATAATTTTGTTTTAAGTGATTATGAGCATCAACTTGTTGAGCTTTATAATCTAAATAGACATCAGCTTATGTTTAGACGAATAAAGGTAGTTGAGTTTACTCAAGGCGGTATAAACGGTGAGGTTTATTTTAAGCAAGAATATCCATGCAATGCTTCCGAGGCTTTTATTTACAGTGGAGATGATATATTTATTGATAATGCATCAGTAATGGCCGCTAGAAAGTGTGAGTGTGATGCATCTGGTCCTATTATCATGGGTGTTGATCCAGCTAGGTTTGGAAATGATAGAACATCAATTGTTGTTAGACAGGGACGTAAAGTTACCTATATTAAAAGCCTGTCTAAAATGCAAACAATGGAGACTGTTGGAATAATAAATAACCTTATATCTGATTTAAATATAGATAAATGCTTTGTTGATATAGGTGGCCTTGGAGCTGGAATATACGATAGGCTTATAGAGCTTGGGTTTAAAGGAACCGTTGTAGGTGTTAATTTTGGTGGTGTTGCCCTAAGAGGCGATAGGTATTTTAATAAACGATCTGAGATGTGGGGTGAGATGAAGGAGTGGATTATAGACTATCCTGTTCAAATACCAGACATAGATTCACTTCAGTCCGATTTATGTTCATTGCGTTATTGCCCTGATTCTAACGGACGACTTAAGATAGAATCAAAAGATTCTTTAAAAACTCGTGGTATAAAGTCTCCTGATGAGGCTGACGCTCTTTGTTTAACATTTGCATTTCCTGTAAGAGCTTTCAATGATCAAAATAACAAGAAATCTGATGAAATAGCATCAAGAATAGGGGAGAGGGTGCGAAGACTAAATTCTATTCGAAGATAGTTCCATATATGGTAACATTAATGGCAATAATATCTTAAGGATGAATAGTATGTACAATGTTTCCTCTAGTTCTAAAAATGACGATCTTTTAATTAAATTAAAGGAATATGTCGTAGATTCAAGAAAATATTTTGAACAGAACTATAAAGATTTCATAAGCTCAAAAAACTTCATTTACAATACAACAATATCTGATGATGAGCATGAAGTCATGAAGGCATTTAACAAGCCAAATATTGAGGCAAATATTGTTCAGCCTATTGTTGCAAGGCAAAGGGGTGAGTTTGCAGGAAAATTACCCGATGTTATTGTTAAATCTTATGATGATGCTGAAACCGCTGACCCTAGGCTTATAAAATTTTTAGAGGGTCATTTTAGACATATGATATCCGATAGCTCTTCATCTGGATGTAGAGATCAATCTTTCAAGGATACTATTGTAGGAGGATTTAGTTCTATAAAAATCTCTGTAGATTATATGCATGAAATGTCTTTTGAGAGAATTTTAAAAATAGATAGAGTTTTTGACCCTACATTGTGTGGCTGGGATCCTACCGCTCGTGAGTCTCATAAGTCAGATGGAAGGTACTGTTTTGAAGTAATGCCAATGACTGAAGAAGAAGTCTTGGCTGTAAATCCAAATATTGATCTTAGAGAAATTTCATTTTCAAGATCATTAGAGGGTTTTAACTGGGCGTATAAGACAGAAACTGAATCTATATTCATGGTTTGCGAGTTTTTCTTGAAAGAGACTAAAAGAAAAAGGCTTGTTCAGCTAGCTAATGGAAAAGTCATGTTTAAGTCAGAGTATGACAATCTGATTTTAGAGTGGGAAAACAGCGATGATACTGTCCCACCACCTGGTATAAAAGGAAAACCTAGATGGACTGAAATAAGCAACATTACTAGGTACCTATTTATAGACAACCAATTTCTTGAAGATCCAGTTAAGACAGACTTTAAATATTTACCTATTATTTTTATAGATGGTGATTCAGAGATGTTGAGAGAAGGAGTAACAGGAAGTTACTACCAGAAAACACGATCTGCTGTTTATAATGCAAAAGGTGTTCAGCAGTTGAAAAACTATGCAGTTCAATCTTTAGCAAATGAGCTTGAAAAGATGGTTCAAAGCAAATTTCATATTGTTCAGGAGGCAATGCCTGATAATGAGAATTATGTTAATAATCTAATTGATAACCAGAAGGCATCCTTGTTGGTAACAAAAGGATTTCAGGATGATACTAATATACCTTTGCCTGGTCTTCAGCAGTTAATGCCGGCACCTATACCTAATGAGATAATGGCGACAATTGGTTTGTGTGATAATTTACTTCAAACAACACTTGGAACATATGATTCTTCACTTGGAATAAACAATAACCAGCTATCTGGTAGAGCAATTATGGAAGGGTCAAGAAATTCTAATGCGGTATTTGTTCCATACATTACAAACTACTTAGCTGGATGGACTCAAGTATATAGAGTTGCCTTGCATTTAATTCCTCTTTATTACACAACACCTAGAAGCATGCCTGTTGTTAATGCAGATGGTTCTAGGGGCTATGAAGATGTTAATAAGCCCGGTTCTATTCAACTTAATTATGGAGATAACACCCTTGGGGTAGAAGTTAAAGCAGGTGCAAACTTCTCTGTACAAAAAGCTGAAGCATTGCAACAAATTCAATCTCTATCTCATGCTCTGCCTGAGTTTGCAAAACTTATGGAGGGGGCTGAAGGGTTGTCAGTTATTTTAGATAATCTTGAAATACGTGGAATTGATACATTAAAAGAGATTGCTAAAAAGGATCAGGAAAACTTAGCTAAACAGCAACAAGAAATGAAACAAGAGCAGCAACAAGCAATGATGAACGATCCAAGATTTATAGCGGCGAAAGCTAAAGAGTCTGAGGTTCAGGCTAAGATACAAAATGACAAGTTTGACCAATCTATAAAGCTTTCTGATATTGACATTAAAAAACAAAACGCAGACAACCAAACAGCTCAAACTATGTCTCAGATTGATAATGCATCTGCTGAACAGGCTGTTGCTCGTGAAAAAGCTTCAGCTGAAAAAGCTAGAGCTGCAACAGACATGGCTCTGAAAGAAATGGACATGAAGCAGTCTCACGTGAAAGAGATGATTGAAGTTGTTCATAACATGTCTAAAGATGTTAGAGATCATGTTGCTGATCAAAGTTAAGACAAATAAACAATGCAAATTTAGTTGAAACACTTGCATTGTTTATTTCCTATGTATATTATTAAGTATATATGGTTACCACTACCATAAGTGGGTTTTACCGATCTATCGGGTATAAATAGGCGGCACTTGTCCGAATCAAGGTCTTTACCGTAACGGGGTTAATAGTTAAGAAGGAATTACTTATGGATCAAGTTGAAGGAATTGAACTTCCGGATAATGATGAAATAGATAACCTAATTGAGAAAAAATCACAAAGCGTAGCTTTGGTGGCTCCAGAACAAAGGCCTAGTCTCTCTCAAGATGCACTTAATAAATTAATTTTTAAGTCAATTGAAAAAGGAAAGGCTCAAGCAATGGAAGAAATGTCATCTAAGCAACAAAGTGAAGTAGTTACTAACAATGTTAGTGATCGTTTATCGGAAGATGAAGTTCGAAGATATGCTTCTGAAGAAGCTACTAGGATTTCTGAACAAATGGCGCAAGATGCTCAAGCTTTAGCTATTCAAAAAGTAGCTCAAGAACAGGCTAGCCAGATAAAGTCAAAGCTCGATGAAGGTAGATCTAGGTATCAGGAATCCGGTGACTTTGATGAGGTTATTGACAGTTTGTCTTTGAGCAATGTTGATACTGCAAGTGTAGCCTATTTGGCAAACGCTTCAGACAACACAGCTGATATTTTATATTACCTGGGGAAAAACCCTAGCAAAATTGCGAGTATCATGAGTCTCATTAAGATAAGCCCAGATAATCCTAAATTGGCTGAAATTGAATTACGGAAGATTTCTGAAACCTTGAAAAAGAATGAAGAAGCTTCAAGATTTAACTCTCCAAATGAACCATTAAGTAAGTTTAGACCTTCTATTAAGAGTAATAGTAGTGGAAATCTTACTATAAATGATCTTAGATCTATGGTTTAAGTTATTTAAGTATTTCCATTACTAAGTTTTAACTAATTAATGGAGATATAAATGTCTTTACCTACAAACAGTTTAGAAATTGTAACGACGTACAATAAATCTGGTCTTGCGTACCAGGAAAATCTTAGCTGCTTTCAAAACACTTTGAACACTAAATTTAACGGTTTTGATAGCATTGAGGCTAACTTTGGTTCTTCTGTAAACTTTGATTTGCCGCCAAAAATGACAGTCAGCAATGGCTTAGTTCCAACATTTGGTCCTTTGAACACATTAAAGCATGAATTAACTGTCGATCAAGCAGTTAACTGTGCTTATGCTATGACTGCACAACAAGCTATTTTTCAGCTTAAAAAGGAAGGTAACCCTATACTTCCATCTTTCTTTGAGTCAGGCGTAAAAAATGTATCAGCTGAAATTGATCATCGAATTGCTTTAAATGCAAACAGCTCTATGCCTGTTTATACGGAAAATTCGGATGGTCAATCAGTTCCGACCGGTGCTCTTTATACTAACTCTGGACCTTTTAGGTTCTATGGTAACGGATTAACTGATATTACAAGTGTTAATCAGTTATTTGATATGCGTGAAAAGTTTGAAGAAACTGGAACTGCTGGAAAGCTTAAACTATATATCCCAAGCACTAAGTGTTCGGCTATTGTTTCAAGCGCTATGAATCAATTCGTTCCTGTTAGAAATGATGTATGGGCTAAAAAGTGGGAAATTGGTGCGTTAGGTGATATTGAAGTTTATAAATCAAACTTACTACCACGTCACGTAGCTGGTACTTTGGGTCAAGATCAAACTGTTTTAACAGTTACATCTGTAACAACTGATTCTAATGGTTACATTGCAACAATTACATGTTCTGGTGCTGGTACTGATTCTGATGCTATTAAATCAGGTGATTTAGGGCAGTTTCAAGATGCAGTTTCTGGACAACCAAATGTTAGATTATTAACTGAAATTGGTGGTCATGAGACAAGTCAACCTGGTCAATTTAGAATTACTGCGGATGCATCATCTTCTGCTGGAAATGTAACATTTAGTGTTTTCGCTTCTTTAAACTCATCTAATAATGCATTAGAAACAATTAATACTGACATTGTAGCTGGTATGCAAATTAAACTGCTTCCAAATCATAAGTGTGCATTGTTAACGAGTGGCGATTCGTTCTATTTGGCTATGCCAAAATTACCAGACACAGACCCATATGCTTCATCTGTAGATACTGATATGCAAACTGGTATTTCCATGAGAACGTATCACGGTTTCATTATGGGTAAAAACACAACTGGTTTTTCTCATGATGCAATTATGGGATGTACCGCGGTACCAAAATACTGTATGCGTGTAATTTTCTTGGATAATTAGTATTATTTTTTTATAAGGAAAAAATTATGAGTCAATTAGTAAATATTTTTAATGCTGGTGTTCAATATGTGAATAACCTTGAAGTGACACGTGCTAGCACAACTACCGTAAGTATTGCTGCAGGTCAGTGTCGTAACTCAACTAACAATACAGACATGGCTCTGTTAAGTTTAGTTACCATTGACGGTGCTGTTAACGGTGCAAATGGTCTAGACGCTGGTTCATTGGCAAACAATACTTGGTATTATGTTCATTTGATCGCAGATTCTAGAAACTATAATGCTGTGGCAGGTATTATTTCTACTTCTTCAACTGCTCCAACATTGCCATTAGGTTATGATAGTTTCAGACGTCTTGGTGTTATGCGTACAAACGGTTCAGCTCAATTCTTAGATTGTTATATCTTTGGGAATAGCCATGAACGTACTTACTTCTGGAATATTGAAGTTGCGGTTGCGGTTGTTCTTGCTGCAGGTAGTGATGATGCTTATACGGCTGTAGATCTTAGTGCGCTTATGCCGACTACTTCACAGACTGTTATGTTGAGAGCAGAACATAAGCCACAAACGGCTGATGATAAGTTCTTCTTGAGACCTACTGGATCTGGTTTAACCGAATTAGTATCTTATGCTGGATCTGTTGCAACTAAAGCAAATGGTGTTGAAGTTAACATGCCTACGGACACTTCTCAGTCTGTTGATTATCATGAAACTGGGACTGGAACTCTTTCTCTTTGGGTATTAGGATTCAAAGAATATTTGTAATCTCTAAGTCCTTGTGCACCCCCTTCATCCTTCTGTTGGGGGCCGCCTAAATTAATTAATAGATATTAAAGGGTAGTTGAAATGTCGTATACAACCACAAAATTACTTACGCGTTCATTTTATTTATCTGGAGTTTCTTCTCGTGGTTTAGACACTGTTGATGGCGAGAAAATATCAGATGGGCTTTTAATATTAAATAGCCTTCTATCGTTAACCTCTGCTACAACTAAGTTAGTTAATTACTACACTGAATACACAACTTCTCTTGTTGCTGGACAAGAAACTTATTTAATTCCTAATCTTGTTGATGCTGAAACTGTAACATTTGAAAATAATGGTGTTCGTTTTGGTATGACATATGTTCCAAGAAAAGAATATTTTGGAGCTAGCAGAGTTAATGTAAATTCTTTGCCGTTTACTTGGAACCTAACAAGAGTTAAAGGTGGATCTAATTTATCATTATATCCTAAGCCTGCATCAAATTATTCACTTACAATAGTTGGAAAGTTTGGACTTGCAAGTGTTACTTTAAATCAAGACTTATCTCTTACGTATGATGAATTTTATTTAGAATACTTGCGGTATAAAATAGCTAGCAGAATATGTATTGAATTTGGATTTAATACGCCTCCAGGACTTGATAAAGAGCTATTATCTTTAGAAAAAACAATTAGAGATGTTTCTGTACCCGATTTAACAGTACGTACTGTTTCACAGTTTAGAAACCGTGCGTCGTCAGATTTTGCTAGTGAAGCTATTTTGAGTGTGTTTTCTAATGGATGGACACCAAGATGAGTAATATTAAATATCAAACAGTTGATCTTGGAATGGTAGGTGGAACCCACTTTGGGCGTTATCCTAAGATATCTCAAGAACAAACGTTTAATATGATTATTTCTGATGGTTGGTTAGTTCCTTACGCAGGATCTGAGGTTACCATTAAAGTAAGTGATAATTATCAGGGAAGAGCTATACACACAAGTGTTAATTTTAGGCATATGGTATCTGTAATAGGAAATGCTGTTTATATTATTCCAAATGGTTTAGTTCCTTCTCTTATAGGAACAATTGAAACCTATACAGGTGATGTTTATATTTCTGAAAATAATGGAAATCAAGTTGCTATTTGTGATAGGCAAAAGATATATATATACAATACTTCAAGCGGTTCATTTACTTCTGCAAACATAAATTTTAAGCCAGGATATGTTTCATTTAAAAATGAAAAGTTTATATCAGTTGATAGAGATAGTAATCAATGGAGATTGTCTGAAAATTCTCAAGGTTTATCTTGGCCAAAAACAGCTCAGTATATTGGTGCTATTGAAACTAAAACAGATGTTGCTGTAGCTGCTCAAGGCGTTCCAGGAAAAGGTAACTTATTATTTGTTTTTGGTGAGACAGTTACCGAGATGTGGCAAGAAATACCTGGGCTATCATTATTTCCATATAGAAAAAATACTGTATCAAATATTGATTTTGGTTGCTTAAATGCAGCTACTATTGCTTACAATGACAACATAATAGTATGGCTTGGATCAAATGATAAGTCAGGACCTAGCTTGTTTTATTCTACAGGTGGAAATGCTCAGAGGATTTCTAATGATGGTTTAGATTTTAAGTTTTCTAATTTAACAAACCCAAAAAATTCTTATGGATTTTTATTCCAGCAAGAAGGGCATATGCTCTATCAATTTACATTTCCTGATGATGAGTTGAGCTATGTTTATGACTTTAACACTAAAGAATTTTTTTCTTTATGCAATGCAGACATGACAGCACACATTGCAAAAAGAATAACGTATTTTAATGGTAAATATTATTTTGTTAGCTTCAAAGATGGAAACATTTATGAGTTAAGCACTAGATTTGAGAATAATTCTGGTGAAGAGATTCCTAGAATTAGGATACCTAAAAATTTCAGGTTAAAAGATTCATCTAGATTTATTATTAATGAAATAACAATTCAGACTGAGCAAGGTGTTCAGTTTGAAAGACAAAGAGATCTAAATATTACAGATTACGACGGTGATATCATCACTGATTTCTCTGGAAATCCGATTACTGATTTTGGTGCTGAATCTGTTGAGTCTGCAATGATGATTTCAGTTTCTAGAAATGGTGGTCATAGTTTTGGAGATTGGAATAAGTTTGATTTTAATGATTTTGGAACTTACCCGAATAGAATTCCGATAAATAGGCTTGGGTCTGCGAATGATTTTATACCTCAATTTAGATTTTATGGTTTGGGCAGATTTGTTATAGGAAGTGGAACGATAAGGATTTATAAGTGAATATACCTAATTTTGAAGACATAAAAGTTGTTGATGAGCATGGAATGTTTACTCCAGGAGCTAAAAATATGTTTGAACAGGCATTTTTATCTCTTATTCAAGGGGTTGGACAAGAAGGTTATCAGGTTACACAGCTAGACCAAGACACCGTAAATCTTATTGAACCAAATGCCCCAGAGGGAACATTAGTTCACGACGTTACGAACAATGCAATGAAACTCCGATTAAATGACGGAACGTTTCATGAGATAGAAGTTAAGCCCTAGGGCATAAGGATAAATATTATGGGATTACCATTACCAATACCTGGTGGAGGAGGCCTCCTAGGTGGAGCAGGCGGGATGATCGGGGGAGGTCTTCTAAGCGGTTTATTTAATGTATTTGGGGCTGAAAATCCTGCTGATGAAGCAGGAAAGTATTTAGATAAGATACCGGGTCAGCTAAGGCCTATATATGAGCCATATATTACTGCTGGGCTTAGGAGCATGGGTCTTCTAGGAGGTCAGTACGATACTCTTATGAGTAACCCTAGTGCTATATATAACAAGCTTGCATCAGGCTATAAACAATCACCTGGTTTTAACTTTGAGAAAAAGCAGGATCTAGAGGCTGCTAATAATGCTGCTGCTGCTGGAGGTATGGGGGGAACGCCTCAGAGTCAAACTCAGTCTGCACAGATATCACAGAATTTATCTAGCCAAGATTTTCATAAATATTTAGCTAATATGATGGGATTGTACGGTAAAGGTCTGAGTGGCGAACAGTCTATGAGTACAATGGGTTTTGATGCTTCTGATGAGTTAGCTAAGGCACTCAATGGAATGTTAGGATCACAGGCAAAGCTTGCTTATGCGGGTGCTGCTAATAGCAATAAAGGATTGGGTGGTGCTTTAGGCATGATTGGTGCTGGTATTGGTGATCTTTTTTAGGAGATATATATTATGGGATTCCCAGTTTTAAATTTTGAACCTGAAACATTTGCTCAAGCTAATCCGGTTATGGTTGGCATTGAAGCTGCGCAGAATATGAGAAAGGAAGCGTTGCAAAATGCTCTTCAATCTAGAATGAATCCGTTATCTATTCAGAAGGCCCAAGATGAGGCTAAACTTGCTGAATTTAAGTTAAAGTATCCTTTGGTAGGTGTTGGAGGATCTGCTGGTCAAATTGGTGCAGAACAGTATCTGAGAGATCAGCAATTGAAAAAAGCAGTCATTGCTCATGCCTTGTCTATGCATACTGCAAAAAAAATAGCGAGCGCTATGGACGCACAATCAGGATCTGCACAACAACAAGGTGCTTCGCCACAAGAATCTCTTGGTTCTGTACGACAGTCGGTTAATCCTTTGAATTCTTTAGTTCAGGGTATTCCTGTTCTTCAGGATACTCCTGGATTTACAAAAAATGATATTCCACCTGCTGCAGAAAAAAATCAAATTGATATACAAGATAAAATAATAAAACAAGAAATGGCTAGGGCTATGAATCCTCAGCCTAGTCAAGCACAAGCACTTGCTCAGCAAATGGGTCAAAATCAGGGGCAACCTTCTGAGCCTAATTATGCTGATCAACTTCAGAATATGAATGATATTCAAAATAAGAAGAATATAGAGTTAACTAAGTATTATGGTTTAAGAAATCAGGCTTTTGATTTTAAAAACCTAGGTACTAATGATAAAAATGCTTTAATTGCTCAAGGTGTTGGGCTAGGTTATAACAGAGATGAAGCCAATAGGCTTTTTATGTCCGGAGCTTCTCTGTCTCAGATGGCTGAAAACAAGGGTAAAGATCCAAGTGATCAAAGCACATGGGGAAATAAGGTATATTCTCCAACTCCAAAAGTTGTTACTGAGAAAGAAAAGTCAGACATAGGTTCGGCAATATCTAATTCTATTCAAACTGATATTGCAGATGCAGTAGCACCTTTTGCAAAAACAGCAGATGGTTATTCAATGAAACAAATAGTTGATTCTGTTAGGGGAAAAAATCCAAATGGTATTTCAGCATTTATTGCTGCAAAATCTGTTACGCCTGAATTTACTATAAACAGGTTAAGCCAAGCAAACTTTAACACAAGGGCTTGGGGTGCTATTGAGGGTGTTGCAGAAGAATCTGCGGGTAGTTATAAGATTCCTGGCGTCACTGTTACTCCTCAGGAATACAGGCGAGCTCAAGAACTGGTAAGACGATATTTTATAAAGATGCATAATGCTCATACATTATCATTTAATCACAAGTATAAAGACGGTATGCTTCCATCTATTTATACTGATTCTAAGTGGGCTGCAAAAGGTGTTCCTAATACTTTGAAGCAAGCATCTATTATGCAACCATTAACTGGTGAGCCTTCTTATGGTAATCAATCTTCATCGAACAAATCATCTGGCTCGAGTCTTTCTGGTTTAACGCCAGAACAATTATTTAAACTTAGAAAAGAAGCACAGCTTCGTGAGTCACAGAGGTCTAAATAATGGCACAGTATACTAGCCAACAAATTGATGATGAGCTTAAAAGTAGAGGGATAAACCCAGATACTGGTGAGCGACAATATTCATCAGACGAAATTGATGCTGAGTTGAAAAGACGTGGAATAAATCAAAATCCAATGAATATTCATCAACAGATGGCAAATGAAATTTCTAATATGGTTTCTAATACAGAAAGATATGCAAAGATTGGAATTGGGTCTGCTGAACAAGGTGCTCAGAATATTGTAAATGCGCCCAGTGAGATAGCTAAAGCTTTGGCGGCTCATCATATTATTAGCCAACATGCAGCTTCCTATCTTCAACCACTGGTAACTCCTAGAGATCGAATAAAAGATCTTGGTGTGAATAACTTAAGTGGTCCTGAAAAAGTAGCTTCTAATATTATACAATATCTACCTTATGGTGGTGCTGGTGAATTAGCAGCAGGAGCGGAAGCTACAGCAGCTGCAAGATACGCATCTCAAGGAGCATCAGGCGGTGCCTATGGGGCTGTAGATCCAAAAAGTACTCTAATGGGTGGTTTGTTAGGTGGATTTACAGGAGAAGCGGCTGGACAATTACTTCGTGGTTTAGCTGAACGATTTTCTGAAGGAATGATGCCTCATAAAACACCTGGGTTGGCTTCTGATGTTATGAAAAGTTCTGAGCCAATGAAAGATTTAACTAATGATAAGGATCAAGACACCTTTGATTTATCTAAATTGAACTATATTAAAAAGCAAGAGGCTGAAAAAGAGGCGTGGTCTGATGTTGAAAATCACTCAGAAAGTGCTGATCAGAAGAAATTTGATGATTCTGGATATAAATCTAGTTTAGAGGATTTAAAAGATAAGCTTTCAAGTAAGTCATCTCGTCAACAGGGATATGCTAAAGACTATAATAAGTCTATTGATTTTCTAGATAACGCTATAAATAATGATGCGCATGGTACTTTTTCAGATGCTATAGATCATTATCATTCACTTAATAAACTTTATTCAAGAAATGTAGATTCTGATAAGAATATTCCTATTGAGCATATAAACTTTGCTAGACAACAGATACGTGACGCTTTAAACAAAAATATTGATGCTCAAGGACTTCAAGATACTCTTGGAAAATCTTGGAATAAAGCTAATGCATTAACTCATGAAAAAAATGTCTTATTCGATAAGGTTTTGGGTCCACGTGGAACACCACGAGAAAGTGCATTCTCTAAATACTCAGATACGTTAAACAAAACACTAGATGATTTAAAGCCTATGGTTGATACCAGTGACTTTGTTAAAGATTATTTACCTACAAAAGACTCAAAAGGCATTGGAAAGATGCAGCAGTTCGCTAAGATTGTAGGAGATGAAGGTTTTGCCAAGAATACATTGAAGCATCATATTTTTATAAATGCTTTAACAGAAGAAAATCCTGTTAAGTTTATAAAGAAATTTAATGAACTAAGTCCCGAAAGGCAAAAGTATCTTTTTGATTCTGAGGACTTGATGAAAATAAATAAACTAAATTCTGCATTAAAAAAATACCCGAAATCATTATCAAAGATGGATTTAAGGTCAGAGTTAATGAAGGGCGCTAGCAGAGCAGCTTTAGGCGCTGCTCCTGGTTTGCTAGGTGGTAAAACAGTAGCCGCTATTGGCGCTGTAGCCGGTGTTGGTATACCTATTCTTTACCGTTCTATCGCATCAAAAATAATGTCTAAACCCTCTAACTATTTAAGAGAGGGTGGCACAAACTTTGGAATAAGCAAATATTTAGCACAGGCACTTCAAAAATCAACGAATCCTTTGCTCACAACTATGCAAGGAGAACCACAAAATGGCTCTTAATGATAAATATGTAGTAGCCCCTAATCTTCAAATGTACTTGATAAACAAGGATACTGGTGAGCCTTTAGTTAATGCGAAAGTGTATTTTTTTAAAGACTCAGAAAGAACTGTCTTAAAGAATGCTTATGGTCTTACAGGAAACCCTCCTGATTATTCCTATGTTCCTTTACCTAATCCAGCTAGAACAGGAGCTGGCGGCATTCTTATTGATAGCAATGATGCTCAAGTTGTTCCAATTTACTACCCATATGATACTGATGATAACTTAGAATTATATTATATTGCAGTTTATGATGAGGATGATGCTGTTCAGCATGCTTCTATTGAAGGATGGCCTAGAATATCTGAATCTTCTGGTTCTGATGGGCAAGACGTAATAAATTTAATTCCAAATCCACAGTATTTATTTCACAACGATCATGAATCTACGTTAGTAAATACAAAAGGTATTACAGATATCGCTCCTGGCGGATGGACTTATGAGCATACCTTCCCAACGACAGCAACAGCGGATGTAACGTTTGAACGAGTTGGTTCTATTGGTACAATACCTTCAGGTAATCCTCGTTATAAATGCCGATTGAGTGTTACTGGCGCAGGAAGTGATGTCTATAAAGATTTGCGTGTAAATCTAGGACGTGTTAACTGTTTAGATTCAAACTCAAAAGTATATAACTTTTATTTTGAGGCAAATTCTGTTGGCTCATCTATTGATAACTGTAAAGTTATTATAATAAAAAACTATGGAACAGACGGAGACGATGAAGAAAGGATTATTGTATCTACTTTTAGGCTAACACCTACTGACACTAAATTTAATTTTAATATTAGTTTACCAGTAGATACTAGCAAAGTATTAAGCTCACAAAATGATGATTTTTTGCAAATTGGATTTGAATTCCCAAGTGGAGTTATTGGTACTGTTGAATATACTTCTTCTTGTTTTTCTGATGATGAGCAAAACTTATCTCAATTTCCAGACCAAACCGATTTTCAACAAACAGCACTTATGTTATCTGGAGCTATCCCTTATAAAGATACTTTTGATGGATCAAAGATAGGTTTACCTATTGTTATGGGCTTAAAAGGATTTAGCTTTGATGACAGTGCTATTGGTAATGTTATTGGTTATTCTTATGACCACCCTACAGAAACAGATGGACTTATATTTGGAGATGGCTTAAATTTTAAATATTCAGACAAATCATCTGAAGGAATTCCTTACAGTCGATTAGCTGATAAATATTGGGACTCTGATCTTAATGTTTTTGCTTATGGAACTGGAAGTACTTATGTAACATCTCTAGTTGCTTCTAATGGTGATTTATTAATTCAGACAAACAAAACTGGAGCGGTCACTCAAACTTTTCAGCCTGGATCAGTATTTACATTAAAATATCCTCATGATGGTGATGATTATAATATTGAAGCCTATAGATCTGCGATTACAATAAGTAATCAAGTTATTATAGTTGAAGGAAAAGAGTGGGCTCAGCCTAATGAAGAGGCATCGGCTGAAACCAGTGGTTTTTCTATTGTACAAGATATAGGAAAATCAGATTCTGTTAGTTATGATACAATTCCAGAAGTAGTAGCCCCTCAAAGATTCACTATTGTTATTGGCGCACTTCCTGCAGCAGGGAGTTATTTCTTTTTCAGTGATTCCTCTATTGATTACTATTTTTGGTTCAAGCTGGATGGTGTTGGAACTGACCCAGTTGTTGCCTCTAGAACAGGTATATTTTTAGATGTTGATTCAACGTGGTCTGTTGTAGATCTTGTTTGTATTCTTTCTTCTGCATTATCTGGCTTTCAACAAACTCAAGTGACTATTCCTGCTGAAAGCTCTATAACAGCTGCAGATTATTTTAAAGTTTATGTAGATAATTTAACTGGATTTAATCAGATTTATTTTTGGTATAAAATTGATTCTTTAGGAACTGATCCAACACCAGCTGGTCAGCTAAGTGTTCCTATAAATATATCAACGGGTGATACATCTACTCAAGTCACTACAAAAACAATTCAAGCAGTAAATAAGTTTTACGTCGCAGTCCCTGATTATCGTGATTGGAATTTAAGAGGTTGGAATGATGGATCAAGTACTGATCCAGATATAACTGGACGTCTAAGCAATGGTACTTTTGGTGTTTATTTTGGTGATAATGTTGGTACATTTTCATTGGATAATAATCAAAGCCATGTTCACAATGCTATTACTACTGGTAACCATAATGACCATGGCTCTGATTATATTGAATTGCAGGGAGATAACTCACCTGCGGGAACTATTCCCATTCATGTAAAACCACAAGGAAGTTACCAGGTAAGAACTCGTGAAAAATATGTTAAATATATGATTAAATATTAAGGAAAAATTATGTCAATTCAATACAAATTAAATAGAGATATCGAAGGTAACGTTAGTCCGTCCCTACAATGTTCTGATATTAACTATGCATCTGATTTAGCACAAGATACTGAGTTAACGTTAACTGTTCCGGGTGATTCAACTAAGGTCTATAATGCGGTTTTTTCGTACTCTTATGGTTCGACAACGTTAGTTGCTAACAGCGGTTCTGCTATTACAGTAGCTGGAGCAGGTTCTTTTGCTGCAACAAATGCGTCTTATAATCCTGAGGTAAGATCGATTGTAGGTGGCACTACATTACGGTTTCTTTCAGGTGATACAGCAGCATCAGTAGGCGTTTCATTTTACTTATTATTAGGATAAATTATGTCTAATCCAGTTAGAACTCACACGTTAAGAGAGACTCTTGAAAATACAGATAACATTTTAGTTGACCCGATCAGTGGTGGGATTACCTATCGTACCACTGTGACAATATTGCTTGATTATATTCAAGATAATATTCAAATAACAGAATTACAGGTTACCAATCTGACAACTGACTTGGCTGCTAGATTATTATTGTCAGGCGGAACAATGACAGGGGCTTTAATTCTTGCTGGAGACCCATCAACTGCACTTCAGGCCGCTACTAAGCAGTATGTTGATGATGCCGTTCAGGACACCAATGTTCAGCAAATTGCAAAGGTTGGAACAACAGCAAATCTTGTGTCTACCTATGACAATGGGGCTCTGGGTGTTGGCGCTCGTTTAACTAACAGTGGAACACTCGCATTGTTAGCTATTGATAGTGTAAATCTAGTTGTAAATGATAGAATTTTAGTCAAGAATCAGACGACAACATTCCAAAATGGTATATATAAAGTAATTAATGCAGGTTCTGGTGCGGTTGCTTGGATAATTGAAAGAACATTGGATTTTGATAATTCTGAAAATATAGAAAATGGAGACATGGTAGGTGTTTCAAATGGAACAATCAATGCAAAAACTCAGTGGTTAGTAACGAGTGATGTTGCTATTATTGGTACGGATGCAATAACATTTGAGTCTAATGTCGTAGCTGGAACAGGTATTACAAAGACGAATAATACATTAACTACTTCAGGTATTGTATTAACCTCAATTGTTACAGACTCAGGTACTGTTACACCTTCGTCTGGTTCTATTACAGCAACCGGCTCTAATGGTATTATTACCTCTGGTTCAGGTGCAACATTAACTACATTAATTGATTCTACAGCAACTGTCACGGTAGGTGAGCTTATTGTCGACAGTATTAACTTAAATGATGACACAATCACTATTTATGAGGCGGTTAACGATGGTAACCCTCAGATAAGAATGGGGGCGACCGACGCTGAAGAGGTTCATTTTCAAGCTATTTATGATACTGGTGCACAGACATTAGATTATGTTTTATTTGAGACAGATGTAGCCTCTGCTGCAGCCAATAAAGGGCTGTTTAGATTTAGCGTTGATGGCACCAGCATATTAGATATTTATGATAATGGTATAAATTTAGTAACCGGTAAAGAATTCTATATTAATGCCGTTAGTGTTTTAAATGCCACGACTTTAGGCGCCACTGTTGTTAACTCAAGCCTTACTAACTTAGGCACCTTGACTGAGCTTCAGGTGGACAACTTAAATTTAAATGGTAATACGATTAGTTCAACTAGTGGATCAGTAGATATTACGCCATTGGCTGGCCAGTCATTAAATGTTGCTCTGTCTACCACGGGCGATTTTATTGTTAATACGACTGACTTATTTGTAGATACAAGCAGTGGGTTTACGGGTTTTGGAAATGCTGCGCCGGAAGCGGTATTGCATGTCACAGTAGCGACAAACTCAAGCGGAAATCCGTCTTTTAATCCGAATTCTGATGGCATTGTCATTGAGGGCGACACATCAGCAGCACTGCAACTTGTGTGCGCTACCACTGGGTTAAGTATAATTGGATTTTCAGATAGTACAGCCAATACAGGTGCTTTAACGTATGTTCATGCCACAGATGCTTTAAGCATAACAACCGCTGGGGCGATTCAGACAACGTTTGATGCATCTGGTATAAATACAATTACCGGAAATGCTTACTATATTAATTCAGTATCTGTTTTAAATGCGACAACTCTCGGAACAGGTGTTTTAACCTCTAGCTTAACAACGGTCGGGGCACTTAATGCAGGATCTATTACATCTGGATTTGGTGCTATTGATAATGGAACATCTAACATAACGACAGGTGGCATATTAAAAATTGACGTTGATGGAAC